CTAAACTGCTTTCACTTTCAACCCAAGAACAAGCCTGCATGTTTTCTTGCTGACAATATCTTTGCATTTTTTTAAGTGTAATGTTGTGATTTAATAACGCATCTTTTGGTGAATTTAATATTAAACCTGGCAACGTACTATCAAAACTTTTTATTAATGTATTTGCTTCTGCTGAAATAAATGCTTTTCTTTTTTTTAAATGATCGCTATCTAAGATTGCTTTTGAAGATAAAGTTAAATTATCCATGTTTAAATTCCATTCATTCTGTATTTCTTGAGGCATACCTTTTCTAATTTGTTCATGCAATGGAGCAACCTCATTATCAAACATAGCATTAACTTCATCTATTGTTGTTTTGTATGTAATTTTTTTCTTTATTCTTTGTTGAGCTTCTGTAATTACTTGACGACCATTTGTGTTATATGCTTTTAACATTTCATCTATAATGTTTTCATCAAACTCAACAGTAGCCCATGAACTTAAAGAAGTTTTTGCAGCACTATCATATCCAGTAACTATATCAGTTGTAGAACCATCATCATTAGTAACTGTTTCATATAATATATCTACACTTTTAGCTGCTTTTTCACCTTTAGCTTCTTCTGCTAGTTTTATTTCATTTATTTTTGTATCAGCATATTTAGTCAATGCTGTGTTTAAAGCTCGACCTTGTAATGTATTAGCACTAGCTATTGCATCAAAGCCACTACCTCTATTTACACCTATTTTTTCTAGGCTTATACTTCTACCAGTTGTTTTTTCTATTGCCATTATCTTTTATATCCTTTGCTATAATTAAATGTATTATTGCTAAAGCTATTCATATCAAATTTTTGAGCACTTGCCATATTATTTGCAACTTTGTCTGCTTGACTTACGCCTGGCTTACTTAAACCAGCATAAAGAGTAGCTCCTTGCATAGCTGTATTTAATAATGTTTGATTAAAACCAGCTTGGTTTGCATTTTTTTTGCCTATTAAATTACGTCTAGCATTTTGCTGTTCAATACTTAAATTAGCAAAACCAGATTGTTCATTAAGACCTACATATCTTAACTCTCTTTTTTGTTTAAATTTTTCACTCTTTTGATAACTAGTCATAAAACTATAACTATTTGGATCTCTGCCTGCATTTGCTAATAAAACTTGATTAGTAGAAAATTTCTCTGCATACGCTTCTTTTATTGCATTTGATTCTGTTAAATGTCTTAGTTTGTTATCTAGTCTTGCTGTTTTTAAATTATCTTCTATTTGTTTAAATTCCATTTCTGCAATAGCATCATTTGCTTTTTGTGTTTGTCGTGCTGACAAAACATTTAAACCCATTGTTGTTATTGCTATTGTTACTGCATCACACATTAGTAATAAACCTCCGTTGTTATGCCTAAAACTCGCATAGGAAGTGGCGCAGTTTGCGACACAGTTAATGTTGGATCATTATTGTAACCAAGTGTATGTACTGATTTTTTGCCAGTAAATGCTTGTAAGCCAGTTGTAGAATCATTTACCGTACTTCCAATCAATAATTGATTAGTATTAATAGTAACATTATAAGTTGTAGATAATTCTAAAATTGACTTCCCTATTTTTCTTTGTCTGCCTATCATATCACCTTCTGCTGTTGCTCGTTCTCTAGGTAGGGTTTCAACTGTTATATCATAATCTAATCCTATATCACAAGCTCCTGCTGGTGTTGGAAACGTAGCTGTACCTGCTGATGTTACTACCGCACTACCATAATAAAAAAAATCTCCATCTTCTGTAGAACCTGATGTTGCATGTACTGTTTTTCCTACTTGTGTAATACCAGTAAATACACGACTAGTTAAAAATACTAACGTAGTATTATCAGTAATTGATGCTGTAACTGGACTAACTGATATTACATATTCGTTAGTAGTTCCTGTAGTTGTTACACTTGTAATAGTATGTGTTGTGCCAGTACCTGCAAATTGAAATGTATCACCTTGACTTGGACTAGCTGTTGCACCATCAATAATAAATTGACTAACACCACTAGACACAGCACCTTTATTTTTAACTGTACCATGTGGCTGATAACTGCCTGACATTGTTTTTACAAACGACATATCAGTCGGTATATCAAACTGCGTAGTAGCAAATTGTTCTAAACTATATACTGTTGAGCTGTTTATAGTTCGTGAAGTTATTACATAAATACTTGATGATAAACAACACACAGATAAATAATTTCCATCCGTATTCCATTGTGTCCATCCAAATATTTTTTGTTCTTTTTGTGAAGAATATACTGCTATAGTACCATCATCACATACAAGAAAATAAAATTGTTCAGTTCTATCAGGTAGTGATGTTGCTACTGCTGCATCTATAGGATTTTTAATTAAATGCGCTGATTCTAAACTTGTATTATTACTATCAAATAGTTCTGTAGTTGACGCAAAAACAAAGTCTCTAATATTTTTACCATTGTGTTGTATGTATAGAGTCCCACCATCAAATGGATGTGGCTCACCTTTTTGTTGTATTCCAAAAGATGTTTGTCTAATAATCATTGCATCAAGTGGAGTAACATTTTTACCTGTTTGTGGCCTAAGAAAAAACTCAGCGCCACTAGTAAATATTTCTAACACACGACCAGATACTAAATGTCTTATCTCATTAATTTTATCAGAGGCAATTTGCATTTGTAGACTCTCATTGTCTTTACCTGTTCCTGCATCAAAATTAAAAAATGCTCCTACTTTGCTTGAGGTTAGATAATCAGGTGCTTCAGAAGAACCACCAAAATATAATCTTTGTTCGTGAAATGCTACAGCTTTAGGAAAACCATTAGGTACACTATACAATTGTTCATCCCATCTTCTTGTTGGTGGATGACCTACTATTTTTACACTAGCACCACCACCATCTACTGATTCAGTTGCTGTATCACTACTACCAGCAGTAAAACTAAATGTATTATCATCAATAGTTGTTATAGTAAATGTACCATTAATATTTGCTGTTGCTAATCCATCTCCATCTACATCAAAAATATCTTGTGCGCCAGATATAGTAATATTTGCTCCAGTAGAAAAACCATGTAGTGGCATATTTACTTCTACCAAACCACTTCCTTGTGCTGTTTTAAATGGATCAGCATCTAAGTCTATAGACACATCATCCATTAATGTTCCTGTTACAACTGTTGTAGATGTAAAACCAGTTATTAATATTTCTGCACCATGATATCTAATACGTGAGCCAACATAACTAGGTGAACTTGTCCAATATGCTTCGCTTGTTGTACAAGTAACCCCTGTTGTTCCTTTAGCGGTTTGATTAATATCTAATGTAATATCATCATTTGCAAATTTAAAATATGGCTGATAAGTTTTTTCACCATTAACACTTGTATCAAAAACAAAATCAGCTAAAGTAAAACTTGTTGCTCCTGTTCGTGTTATAACTTTAGTAGCAAAATCTTTATGGCAAACAATCATTTTGTCGCCTTGTTGTGATGTTGTAAATTCATACAACTGAGCTGTAGCAATACCTGTTGAAGTTATAGTTTGCAATAAAGTGCCATTACTTGAATATATTTTTAATGTAGTATTTTGAAATAAAAAAACATATTCTTCATTATTACTAAACACAAAAGGTTCAAGTCTACCTGTAGCAGAACCAATATCTGCTCGATGTACTGTTCCTGGTCTCCTTTCTATTCCACCTTGATTTAATGTTACTACGTTTCTAGCTGATTTTAATCCTTGATCGTAAGCATTAACATCTACTCTTGATGCTATCTTAGGATCTAACTCACCTCGTACAAAACTGGCTTGATGTATTCTTTGTATTGCCATTTATTAATCCGATGAAACAGTTGCATTTATATTACTAAGTGCTGTACGATTTCTAGCTCTTGCTATACGTTGCACATCCATACGTCTAGCTGTTTGTGCTTGACTGTCTGTTGACTTAGCCATTGCCGTTTGAGCTAATGCTCTATTTCTATATAGCTCTGACAAAGAGTCGTTTCTTGCTATAGCTCCAGCAAATAAACTTGCTAATTCAAATACTAATGCTTGTTTAAAATATGGAGGAAACTCTGCCTCACTAGCCTGGAATGTATAATCACAAAATACAGAATCTCCTGTACTAGCATCACTATATATTTTATCGCCATATCTATCATATTTAATAACACTACTTCCTATTGTTACAGTATGTATTAACAAAGCATCTGATGGCAGTTGATGTGCTGCTGACCATCTAGCTAGAGGATCTACTGCTAATTTACTTAATTGTATTTGTTTAGAAGCGAATCTCCAGCGCACTCTAGTTAGCATTGCTTCTAATGTTGATTCGTATAACTGACCAGCTACCGTTGATTCTGTTGTAGCTTCTTCAAAGCTAGTTATTATGTTAGCACCCACTAGCACAAGAGCTTTGTTGCATATATCAAATCTAGTTTCTGATAACATAATACCTCTCTATAAAAAGAAAATGAGGGAAGGGTGTAGTCGAGCCTCCCCTCAAGATCAATAGTACTTACGTACCGTTAGTTGTTGTAACAGTTGCCGCACCTGATGCTGAGGTAACTCCTAATAAATCAAAAGTTACTGTACCACCAGTAGTTCCTGCTACCAATATCATATCGTACTGTTTCAAGTTTGTTGTTACATCATTGAAGTAACCACTACCTGCAACTGTACCTGGAGCATCCGCAGTAGTGTAATGCCAAACATTACCAGAACCACCACCTGCTACTAATTTTAAATTTGCTGCTGTTAAAGCCATGATTAACCTCCGTTATTCAGTTATCTGTATTTGCATGAAACCTTCTGCATCAATCGCAACGGCTTGCATACTCATATAAGAAGTTGTTAAGTGAGCTACTTTTTCAGGAATGTAGTTTACCTCTGTCTTGATATCTGCACCTGTTGCAAGGCCGATAGCAGACTTATGATAAGCATGACAATCTCTAGTTGTACTAGCAAGTGTCAATCCTGAATGTGTAAACCACATGAATCCTAACCATCTTTTAGCTGTCATACCACCAGAAAATGGAAGTTGCGCATCTCCAACATAATCAGCATTAGAGAATTGATCTATGGCTAGTAAGTCAGCCCAACCAGCAGGTGATACTACAAAATATCTTTGACCATCATCTGGAACATCAGCTTCGCCAAATGTTTCATATGTTGTCAACGCTTTTGCAAGTGTCAATGCCGCAGAACCATGAGCAATGTTTGCAGAGTTTGAACCTGCATCCAGTACGTCAATGATTAATTGGTCTGTTTTTCTACCTAAAGCTGCCGCAGCAGATTGAGCTAGAACCTGACGTTCATCAATGTTTGTTTTCATTTCATCTAGTGTATCAACATAATCACTTGCATAAAAATCAGCTAGTGTTACGTCAACTGTAGTATGTGCCACATCCATTGTTGGAACTTCAGCATGTCTATTTTTA